ATCTGACGAGCAGATGATGAAGTTGCCGCGACCCAGACGGGTTTGTTGGGCGATGACGTTGGCGTCACGCTCGATCTGGAACATCAGACCCTTGAACTTCTCCACGGACCAGCGGCCACCCGCGTCAGTGTCCATGTCGAAGATGCCAGCGGTCGTTGTCGCTTGCGCACCGGGCTTGGCGGTGATCATGATCGTGCGGATGATTTCGCGGTTGATTTCAGCCGTGATTTCCATCGACAGGATGTTGATCAGCTCTTGCTCGGCGTCGAGACCGTGCAGGGCCTTCAGGTCTTGCACGAGTTCGACTGAGTACTCAGCCTTCAGGGCGCGTGACTTCGCAACCACGGCCTTGCGCTCGATGGACATCGCCATCGCGCCGAAGCTGTTGCCGCCGACTGAGCCGAGGGCTTCAGCCGTTGCCACGTCCATGCCGACGCCGTTCGTGAACGTGCCGGGTGTGCCGTCGTTCAGGACAGCCGGGTTGGTACCAGCGTGGACGGGCGAGCCGCCAGTGGTGTCACCAGAGAAGTCCGAATCGGCTTCGTTGTACAGGGCTTCTGTGCCGCCTTGCGTCGTGTAGCGAGCCTTCATCGCGAAGATGAGGCCAGTGGGCTGCGTCATCGGCTGCACACCGCACACGTCGTAAGCGATCAGTTGGGGCATCGTACGACGCACCAGCGAGATCAGCACGGGGTCGAACTTGGCGATACCGCCCGTGTTCGGGTATGAGCCGACGCTGTTCGCGGGCGCATCTTCGAACAGGGCAACGCGTGTTTCAGCGTTCGCACGTTCTTGGTTCTCCAGCAGGAGGGCCGTCACTTTGCGACGGTACTTGTCGGTGATGGGATCCACGCCGTCCACATCGAGAACGGGTGCCCACTTTTCGAGCAGTGATTGCGGTTGGAAATTTTCCATTTGTTAAACCTCTTTTTGGGTTCTTGAAAACTGACAGATGTATTTAGTAAAACTCGTTCTGAGCGCGGGTAGTACTCTTTACGCTGCGCCGCGTGCGGCCTTCACGTACATGTCCATCGGCGTGGTCTTCGAAGGCGTGTCGATCACGGGGATCACCTTCTCTTCCACGATGGTGGCAGTCTGTGTCGGGGCAACGACAGGCGTTTCGACCTTGGTTGTCTTGCTCTCGTTGAGAGCGGCCTTGGTCTTGAAGAACGATTCCTTCACCGTCGTGGCCTTCTTCGTGAAGGACTCTTCGGTGTCGAACTCGAAATCTTCCATGAGCGTGCGGAAACGCGATGCGTCCAGCTCGGTCATACCGTGGGCTGATTCGGAAATGATCTTTTCACGTTGCAGGGCAGCGACCTTCGCAGCAGCTTCCGTGGCTTCCGCGATACGAGCGGCGAGTTGCGCTTCGAGATCAGCCGCCTTGGCGTTGGCTTCGCTCAGAAGGTCTCGCTTCTCTTCGGGCATGTCCACATAGTGCTGTTCGAACAGGGTACGCATACCACCGATGAACGACTCGACAAGTTCAGCCTGAATCCCGCCTTCGAGGGCGAGTTCATTCTCTTTCATCCACTCTTCCGACAGTGCGCCGAAATATCCATCAATTTTCTCACTGAGGTTTTCCTCAAACTTCGCAACAGCTTCCGAGAGTTGAGTCTCGAACTTCTCTTGCAAATCCTTCGCAGCTGCCTCGTGCTTCGCATCGAGTTCAGCCGACTTGTTCGTGTATTGCTCTTCGAGCTTCGATGAGATTGCATCGACTTGCATCTTCACAGCGGTGTTGAAGATGATCGCGGCCTTCTCTTTGAATTCTTCTGACAGCTGGTCATTGCCAGACAGGATCTCTTTGATGTCCACCACGGACTCTTCGACCTTGGCCATGCTCGCCTTGAACTTCTCGCCATGAGCAGTCTTCTCGGCTTGGGCAGCGGTGACCGCTTGGTCGTACGTGCCGTGCAGCTTGCCTTCTTGGTCCATCGGTGAGATCACACCGAATTGCTTGCCGCCTTCCTTCTCTTGGGCGTAGATCACCCACGGGTACAGACCACCAGCAGAGTGGGCTTGCACACCAGAGCCGTCAGCGAGGTGTTCGATGACGATGAGCTTCGGGGCTTCCGTCGTCGCGGCTTCCACGACAGGGGTCTCGATCACAGGATCGGTCGTCTTTTCTTCGGCCACGGTTTCTTCCTTCTTTTCTGTCGCTTCGGGATCGAGAGGGTTCTTCACTTGCACGGCGGTGTCTTCGTCCTTGTCGGTCGCGTCCTTGTCCTTGGCAGCTTCGGCCAGATTGGCGCGAACAGCGTCGAGCAGTTCTTGTTCTTCGATGGCGATTTCGTTAGGCATGGTTGTTCCAGTTCTTTATTTAGCTGAGATCTTGTTGAGGAACGTTTGCCATTCGGCAAGCATCTTTTCCTCCAGTTGCGCCGCAGGGGCCACCTTGATCCGAGCCTTGGCTTCGAAGATGTCCTTCTCGACGTATGCACCATCGACGAAAATGAACTCGCGCTCTTCCATCAGGGCCGACACGAAGGCATCACCCACCGAAGGATCGAACACGATGTCAGCGGCGACGGTCAGGTTGAAGTCACTCTTGACTTCATTCAGCTCGCCGCGCTTTTGCAGGGTACCGACGCCACGCGAAGACACACCGATCTTCACGCCGTCTTCGAGCAGGCATTGCAGCGTCTTGCCCAGAGGGGTAGACAGCACCTTGGCCTTGCCCATGTAGTAGTTGCCGTCGCGTTCGAGCGATTCGGTCAGAATGCAGGCACGCTCAGGATCCACCTGAAGACGGCCAGCTGGGTGATTCATTTCACCCAGAGCACGACGCTCGTTGACGTATTCCTTGATGTACTTCTGCACGGCAGATTCCATGACCTTGCCGGGGTACATGCGCTTGTTGCGGTTCGGCTTGTCGAACATCAGGAACGGGCCTGTGATGTACATGCGCTTGGGTGCACCATCAGCCACGTCCTCAGTGAGGACTTGAGCCTCAGTGAACGTCGAATCCAGCAGCAGCTTCACTGGGGTCGCTGACATTAGTAGCCCCCGTTCTGTTCAGGCTTGAATGTCGGGACGTAGCCAGCGACCTTCAGCAGGCGAATGAAGACCGTACCCTGACCGATGGTCACGACGAGATCTTGGTTGGATTGAGTCGGGTCATTGCCCAACTCGTAGGTGAACATGCCGTGGTTGGACGCGGGCATTTCCAGCACGTCGGCGGTGCTGCGCATGATCTTGCCGCCACCCGTGCCGAGGCCGTATTCGACAGTGGACAGACGAACGTCGATGGTCCCTGTCTGAGTTTCGTCGGCGCGCTTCAGATCCGTGGCGACCGCAATGGTCACCGAGGCAGGCGTCGAAGAGTCATTGACGATCTTGACGACGGCGTCGATGTGCGTGAGTTTGAGGATGGTCTTAGTGATCGCCATTGAGGGTTTCCAACATCGTTGTGAAGTTGTTCAACGAGCGGCGCATGTAAGCCTCCACTCGCTTGGTATCAATATTTAGGCTATTGACACTTTCTAGTACCGCTGGTGAAACGAGCACTTTCGAACCGTCCTCCAGCATGAAGAACAGGCGGTCGTACAGCATTTCCTTGGCCTTGTAGTCAAGGACGTGCTCGTTCAGCGTGAACATGTCGCTGTCGATGGCTTCGCTGATCGCCTTGTACTGAGACTCGGTCAGTGGTTCGGCGCGCTCGAAGATGACGTTGGCGAGACGGTTGATGTCAGGCATTCGGTGCCCACCCTTCCAGCTTCACGAAATCGTGGAAATCGCAGTTCGGACACACGACGCTCGGGCTCACAGTGCCGTCAACGGCAATCTCGTGAGTCCCATGCAGCGATGCATACGTCGGGCACTGCGGGCACACCAGAAAGGCGGTCGGATGACCGTCTGCGGTGCCTTTGCGCCAATGGCCAGCCTTCGGAAACGGGCTGCGGCCTGTGTCCTTCGGGAACGTGATCATTTCGGTGCGAACAGTTTCTGCGCGATCTCGCGCTTCTTCTCGTTGATCCGCTGGGCGATCTTCGAATGGGTCAGGCCAGCGAATTCCTTCTTGACATCGACGGCGCGGTCTTCTTTGATAGCGTCGATGAGGCGACGGATTTTCTCGTTCATCACATTGGTCCTTGTGGTGTTTCTTCTTGGGGTTCCATGGCACCCGCCACGTCAAGCGGCGGCAAGCCGGGGATGCCCTTCAGGGCAACCATCATTTGGGCTTGTGCAGCCAGTTGCGGGTTCATCTTCGCGAGGTCAGCGATCTCAGAGTCGATCTCTTCGCGCTCTTCTTCCATTTCGTCGTTCATTTCCTCGATCTCTTCCGAGGACTGACGCAGGACGTTCTTCTTGACCCACTGCTCTGAGTAGTAGATGCCCTTGAAGGGCTCGATCTGCGCGAGCAGTTGCAGGCGTTGTTGAAGGATCTCGGCGTCCTTCATTTCCGCGAAGTAGTTGTCGCGGGCGAAGGCGTATTGCAGTTTCGACTCGATGAAGTCCCAGTCTTCGGGGTTGATCACCCCCTTACACACCAGCTGCACCTTCAACAGCTGTGAGAACAGGGCCGTGTACTTCTTGCGCAGACGGTCGATGAACTTCGAGAACATCAGTTCGTCGCGGGTGATCTCTGACGAACGACCGAGGCTGAAGGCTTGATCCGGCACGAGGCGCGAGATCGGCACGTTCAGGGCTTGGTACAGGTTGTTCAGGAAGTACTGGGTCGAATCCAGCTGGCCAACCATCTGGTTGCCATCCAGCGTCGTGATCTCTGTAGTGCGACCAGACGATGTCCGGGGCATCCAGAAATCCTCCAGCATCGACATGTTGTTGCGGTCGTCCTTCAGCTCGCCCGTCGCGGTGTCGTACACCATCTTGTTGCGGAAGCGATTCATGGTGTCGCGCAGATGCTGTTCGGCCTTCTGCTTCTGCATACCAGAGACGTCCACGTAGAAGATGCGGCGCTGGGGTGCACGAGACAGTTGGTAGATCAGCAGCGCGTCTTCCATGTAGCGCAGCTGGTTGGCTGGCTTGAGCGCCTTGTTCAGGAACGAGATCGTGTTGCCGTACTCGTCCAGCAGACCGGATGTGACGTACGCAATCGAATCGACTGACAGCTTGATACCCTGCTGGGTGTTCGAGCTGATGCCAGAGTCGTTGAAGATGAAGTACTCGTCGAAGCCGACGACCACGTCAACGCCACCGGGGCTGCGCTGGCGCTGGATCTCGCGTACCTTCTTGATCTTGCGCGGGTCGATGAAACGCACTTCGCGGATGCCAGCCTTCGTTTCGGCTTCATCCATGATGATGTGGAACGCTTGCCGTCCGTCGATGTACCACTGGCGGAACAGCTCGTGACCCTTCGCAGAGAACTTCAGCAGCGTGAGGACGTTCTGAAATTCGTCCACGATCATCTTCTGCACGTTCTCGGGGATCTGGTCCTCTGGTGCGTTCACCGAGAGCGACACCGGGGCCTTCGATTCCTCGACGATCACCGAGTCAGAGACGATGTTCTCGATGGCCTTGTCCACCGCTGGGATCTGGGCGACCACGCGGCACTTGTTGATCAGTTCGACTTCGGACTGGGAACGCTTCTCGACGTCCAGTGAGTACGCGTTGTAGGACGAGCCTACGTTGACCGACCGTTCGAGCGCACCATCGTCCGTATCCGGACCAACGACCGAGACGTTGCGGTCGTTGTTTTTCTGGATGGTGAAGCCGAAGATGTCGGCAATGTTTTCGAGAAGTGTGGCCATGGATTACTTACCAGCCTGTGCTTCGGCGTTCTTCTTGCGGTAGTACTCCACCGAGTTCGTGCCCTTCAGGACCATCTTCACTTGATGGCGGGGCAGCTCCAGTTTCTCGGCAGCTTCCTTGATCGAGCGGTACACGATGCCCTCGATGGTCACGGGCTTGCTCACGGCTTCCGAGATACGGCGGCGACCGTCTTCGGTGATCGCACCCTTGCGGATGGTTTCCTTGGCTTCTTCGATGACTTCCTGCGCCTTCTCAGGTGCCATGTCACCAACGTCGATCATGAGGATCTGACGGATCTCTTCACCCGCGTCGATGCCGCCTTCGACAACTTCGTCAGGGCCGATCTCGCGTGTGGGCCATGGCATGTTCGCCAGCGTGGCCTTCGTGTTGTAGCCAGCCGGGGCGAGCACGTCCTTGTACATCTTCCAGACCAGCTCATTGGCTTCGCTGAAGTCGTCCGTGTGCAGCAATGCTTCCCAGCGGAAAAGCTGAGGGCCGTACTGACGAAGGGCTCGGTGGAAGATATCGGTGTCGCCGCGTGCACTCTCGTGCGTCATTCGGGCGGTGGGCCAGTCAGAATCGACCCCGATGTAAGACTTGCCGTTGGTGGTGTTCGTGGCACGGTAGACCGTGTATGTCATGTCGAAAATCCTTTCGGTTTGGGTTATTTAGGTGTCCAAAACTGCCCGCCCAAAAGACTGCGGCCCCCGGACTTTCGTCAAGGGGCCGCGATACTGTTTCCACACATGGTGGATCAGCTGACCTTAGCCAGTGATGTCAGCGTCTTCGAACCAGTTGTACACGAAGGTGCACTGGAAGACTTCGACTTGGTTGTTGTTTTCCCAGTCCAGTTCGATGGCACCGATGTCGATGGGCATCGCGTCAACCAGACGGACCGTTTTCAGCTCTGTGCCGTTGCGGTCCAGCTGCGTCACCGACAGGTCGATCTGGTAAGCCGCAGGACGGATCTCGCCAGAGTTGTCGGTGATGTTGTTGAAGCCATGTGACCAGCGTGTCAGGGCATCGCGGATCAGGAAGTCCTCGTTGTAGACGGCCACAGTCCACGGCTGGAACTCACGCTCGCCAGCGACTTGGATCGCGCGACCGTTGTAGTACACCGGGATGGCAGCGACTGTCGAAGAAGGCAGCTGCGCGGCACGCACATGGAATTCACCGAGTGCAGCAGCGTTGACACCTTCAGGAACGAGGTTCGCAGGGAAGCTCAGGTTCACACGGAACTGGTTCGGGCGAACCAGACCGTTTGTGAGTGAGGCACGGAAGCCAGTGATGTTAGGCATGTTCTTTTCCTTGTTCTTCTTGGTTTACGCCCACCAGCCGATTAGTGCTGGATCTCGCTGAAGGACACGTCGCTGCGGACCGCGATGAATTCCAGCGACACGAAACGAATCGCGCCGATGGGCTTCACGTAGATCTTGGCTGCGAATTCCTTGCGAGCCTTCACTTCGCCCGTGTTGACAGTCTTGCCCACGTCGATCAGGAATTCCTCGATGCCTTGGCGACCTTGGATGTCGCGCAGGTACGGGTTCATCATGTTGACGAACAGCTTGGCCGTCAGGTCGTTGTTCTGCTCGAACAGCTGGTACTTGGCCGCTGTCGAGATCGCCTTCTCCATCACGATGAAGAGGCGGCGCACGCTCGCTTG